GTCGAGACGGACAATCCGAGCGCCGACACGCTGACGCGGGTCATGAACGACCTCGCGGCTGCGCTGTCCGCATACCAGGGCCTGCAAGCGCAATGGAAGGTGAACTGACATGCCTATCGCACTGATCGGACAGATCCTCCAGGTCGCCATGCTGGCGATGCAGGGAGTCGAAGAAGCCAAGACGGCGCTGACGGACATCAACTCGACCGTCAGCAACGCGCAGGCCGCAGGCCGCGACCTCACCAACGACGAGGTCGACGCCATCACCAACGCGGCGCAAGCGCTGCGTCCGAAGAGCTGATCTTCGCGGGCAGCAGCAGGGCTGGGAGCGTGGCGGATGAATTCGATCTGGCGCAGCAACGCGAGGAATCCGATCGCGAGTCTGCGCTTGCCCGGTTCCGCGCCACGCTCCCGTCCGGCCTTTCGGCATCCTTCTGCGAAGATTGCGATGATCCTATTCCGGAGGGTCGGCGCGCTGCCGTCCCCGGCTGCACACGCTGCGTCGGCTGCCAGCAGATATCGGAACTGCATATGAGGGTTCGCCGCCGATGAACGCCGAATGGATTTCCGTCATCATCCAAGGTGTGCTGGCGCTAGGCGTCGCCGCCGCGTTCTACGTCAACACCGTGGCGCAGAGGAAGACAAGTTCGGCGGCCGAACTTGCCGCCATCGAGCGCTCGCGCATTGAAAAGGAAGCGGATACCGCGCTTTCAAACACCGCGAGCAAATTCTACGGCTTGTTGAACGCTTTCGGCGACCGGCTCGCGCGCGTGGAAGAGCGGCTCGACAATCTTCCGCACTCCAAGGATGTGCATGCGATCAATCTACGCTGTGAGGAGCTCGTTGGCGAAATGAAAAAGCTCACCGCGCAACTGTTGGCGCTCGGCGACTCCACCAACCGCCAGCAGCGCGTGCTCGATCGCCTCGAAGACTTCGTAACCCATTCCTCATCGAGGGCGCGGTGAACGGTTATCCCGAATTCGTCGCGCAGGACCGCAGGCTCGCGCTGCTGCGGCTTCTCGTCGACTGCAACGGAAAGGCGAATGAGAGCGTGCTTGAACAGGGCCTGGCGCAACTCGGCTTCCGCGTTGGCTTCGATCGCGCGCTGCTGCGCGCCGATTTCGATTTCCTGAAAGAACGCGATCTGATCCGCGTCGAATGGTTCAAGGACAAGATCGCCGTCGCCATCATCAAGAAGCGCGGCGTCGCCGTGGCGAACGGCGAGGTCCGCGTCGAGGGGATCAAGCCGCCGTCGATCGGAGAGTGAGCCGTGCGCCTCAAGCAGCGAAGCGATAGGCGGCGCGTTCGGTCATGAGCCGCCCCTCCACGATCGACAAGCTCGAAGGCGAGCTGCGCGGCGAGATCAACCGGCTGCGCGTCGACAAGGGTTTCACGATCGAGCAGATCGTCGAATACCTGAAGGCGATGAATGTAACCGTGTCGTCGTCTGCCATCGGCCGCCACGTCAAGAAGCTCGCGGAAGTGACGGCGCGCATCCTCGAAGCCCGCGCTATCGCCGAAGGTGTCGCGCCGACGCTCGCCGGCAAGGACGATGGCGAGCTTCTCAACCTCAATGTCGAGCTGCTGCACGCCGGCGTGATGCGCATCCAGTCGGCGACGGACGACAATGGCGACGACGTGCAGCTGAAGCCAAGCGAGGCGATGGCGATCGGCAAGGCGCTCGAAGCGGCTTCGAAGGCGCAGAAAATCAACGCCGACCGCGTTCTGAAAATCCGCAAAGAGGCCGCTGAAAAAGCTGTTACGGCCGCAGTGAGCGAAATCAAGAAGGCCGTGCCGGGTCTGACGGCCGACAAGGTCGACGCGATGCGCAAGGCGATCAGCGAGCGGGTGCTAGGAACATGAGCGCGGCCGGCATTCAGGTTCCGAAGCATACCGGCACGGATTTGCCGGAGGCGATGGCCGGCCTGGACAAGAGCGCGCTGCTGCTGCCGTTCCAGGCAAGGGCGAATATGCTGATCCACCAGACGCGGCTGCTGGTGATCGAGAAGTCCCGGCGCATCGGCCTGTCGTGGGGCGTCGCTGCGGAAGCCGTGCTGACGGCTGCGGCGCAGCGCTCTGCGGGCGGCATGAAGGTGTTCTACACCTGCTACAATCAGGACATCACGCGCGAGTTCATCGAATACTGCGCGATGTGGTCGAAGGCCTTCAGCTACGGCCTCGGCGAGATCGTCGAGGAAGACATCTTCGACGAAGAAGACAAGCGGCCGATCAAGACGTTTCGCATCGACTACGCCAGCGGGTTTTCCATTGTGGCGCTGGTATCGAGCCCGCGCGCGCTGCGCGGGCGCCAGGGCCTGGTAATCATCGACGAGGCCGCCTACGTCACCGATCTCACGCAAACGCTGAAAGCCGGTCTCGCGCTACTGATCCGGGGCGGCCGCCTAGTGGTGATCTCCACCCACAACGGCGTCGACAATCCGTTCAACCAGCTGATCGACGAGATCAACACCGGCCGCCGCGCCGGCAAGACCATGAAGATCACCTTCATGGATGCGATCGCCGACGGGCTCTACGAGCGCATCGCGCTGATGGATCAGAACGACGGACTCGGCAAAGAGGAATGGATTGCTGGGATCTACGCGTTCTACGGCGATCTCGCGGACGAAGAGCTCGACTGCGTTCCCGCGGCCGGCGCCGGCTGCTTTATCCCGCCGGAGCTCGTGGTCGCCGCACAGCACGAGGACGCTGCCAAGCCGGATCTGTATCTGAACGGCATTTGTGTCGGTGGCCGCGACGTCGCCCGCCGCCGCGACCTGTCCGTCATGTGGGTGTTCGAGATCGTCAAAAACGTGCTGTGGCTGCGCGAGCGGCGCGAGGAACGCGGCATCACCTTCCGCGCCCAGGACGAAATCTTCGACGGCCAGTTCAATCGCTTTCGCATTCTGCGCTATGGCGTCGACCAGACGGGCATGGGCGAAAAAGTTGTCGAGGATGCGGTCGGCCGCCACGGCGAGCGCGTGCAGGGCGTTCTGTTCACCGGCCCCAACAAGCTCGACATGGCAACGGCCATGAAGAAACGCTTCGAAGACGGCACCATCCGCATTCCCGACGACGCGGTGATCCGCTCGGACTTCCGCGCCATCAAGAAGGCGAAAGGCATCGGCGATACTGTCCGCCTGGTCAACGACAATGACGAAGTGCATGCCGATCTGTTCTGGGCCTGCGCGCTGGCGTGTCTGATGGCCGACACCGATGCGCCGGCCTGCACCGGCTATCGTTCCGCGCCGCGCGATCGCGGCCGGTTCGACGAAGCGCCGAGCGATCGCAGCGGCTGGAACGGCGGCGCGCCCGGCCGCATGCGCATGCGCCCGGATGAACCGAATACCTATCAGGGTGGTTTCCGCAGACAAGGGACATGGTGATGGCGCAGCTTCCAGCCGTGCAGCAGCAATCCACGCTCGTCGATCATCTCGGCCGCCCGATCGTGCGCGAGGTGCTGACGCAGTATCTCTCGCAGCCGACCGTTTCCGGCACGCGCCAGGCGGTGTTCGGCCACGTCACCGCGGGCCTCGGGCCGCAGGACATGGCCGGCATGATGATCGAGGCCGAGCAGGGCGACCCGCAGGCCTATCTCGCGCTGGCCGAGGAGATCGAGGAAAAGGATCTGCATTATGCGGCCGTGCTCGGTACGCGCAAACGGCAGGTGGCGCAGCTCGACATCACGGTGAAGGCGCCGGGCGGCGCGACCGGCGATCGCGGCGATGTCATCACCGATGCCGTGCAGAACGATCTCGTCGACTCCGGAATCATCCGCGCCGCGCTGTTCGACATGCTCGACGCCGTGGGCAAGGGGTTTTCGCTCACCGAGATCATGTGGAAGACGAACGCGAGCAAATGGCCCATCGACAGGCTGGAGCATGTCGAGCCGCGCTTCGTCCGCTTCGATCGCATCACGCGGCGCGTGCCGTTGCTGCTCGGCGACAACGGGCTGCCGCAAGCGCTGGCGCCGTTCAAGTTCATCTACACCGAGATCGGCTCGAAGTCCGGCATTCCCATCCGCGGCGGCCTCGCGCGACCCGTCGCCTGGGCGTGGATGTTCAAGAACTACGCGCTCAAGGACTGGATACAGTTCATTGAGGTCTACGGGCAGCCATGGCGCATCGGCAAGTTCGCGCCTGGCGCCTCGCAGTCCGACCAGGACGCGCTGCTGCGCGCCGTGATCTCGCTGGCATCTGATGCCGGCTGCGTCATCCCGTCAACGATGAGCATCGATCTCGTCGAAGCGTCCAAGGGCAGCACGTCGAGCTCCAGCGCGTTCGAAAGCTTCTGCCGCTATCTCGACGAGCAGGTTTCGAAGATCGTGCTGGGACAGACTGGAACGACGGACTCCGCTCCCTCCGGCATCGGCAACCAGTCGTCGCGCTCGACGCACAACGACGTGCGCGGCGATATCGAGCGCGCAGATGCGGCCGCGCTCTCCGTCGCCATCGACGCGCAGCTGGTAAAGCCATATGTCGATTTGAATTTCGGGCCACAGGCCCGCTATCCCTCCATCATCATCGGGCGCCCGGAGGAACAGGACGCGGCGTTGATGGTGCAGGCGGTGCAATATCTGGTGCCGCTTGGTCTCGAAATCCGCCAGCAGGATTTGCGCCGCGTCATCGGCGCCACCGAGCCTCAGCCGGGCGACAAGTTGTTCTCTGGCAAACCGCCGGCCGATCCGAACGCGCCGCCGCCGCCGCCGCCGGAAAGCGCCGTTCCGTTCGCGCAGCCGCATCTGCTGCAATTGCCGAAGCCGGCGCTCGCCTTGGCGCGCACCCGCGCCGCGCTTCTGGCCTCTGAAATTGTCTCGCGCGACGACGATGTGATCGCGCGCATGGCCTTTGACCAGGCGAAGGATTCGGACGGCGCGCTCCAGCCGCTGGTCGATCAGCTCATCGCGGCCGCGGCTGCGTCGAAGAATGCCGATGAATTCCGCGCCCATCTGCGCACGCTCGATCCCGACATCACGCTGCTCGCCGACAAGCTCGCCATGCTGACGTTCCAGTCCGTCGCGGGCGCCATCCTGGGCGAAACGCCATGAACCGAATGACCGTCGATGAAAATAGGCGGAGGCCGCGAGCGTTACAGCGCTCGAAGCCGCGAGCGTCAACTCGCATGATGCCAACCCGATCGCCGCTGGCGATCATTCCGCCGCCGGCGCACCGGCGAGTGGGATACCACTGCGAGTCCCATCATGGAGTCGAGTCCCTGCCAGCCGCTCAAAGGGCTGGCGCCCTATGTCGGCGGCAAGCGCCTGCTGTCGCGCACGCTTGTCCCGCTGATCGAGAAGACGCCGCATTCGACCTATGTCGAGCCCTTCGTCGGGATGGGCGGCGTGTTCTTTCGCCGCCGGTCGCGGCCGAAGGCCGAAGTGGTGAACGATCTCTCCGGCGACGTGGCCAGCTTGTTCCGCGTGCTGCAGCGTCATTACGTTGCCTTCGTCGATATGATCCGCTGGCAAATCACCACGCGCTCGGAGTTCGAGCGCCTGGTCGCCACATATCCCGAGACGCTCACCGATCTGGAGCGCGCGGCGCGGTTTTTCTACCTGCAGAAGACGGCCTTCGGCGGCAAGGTCGTGTCGCGCAATTTCGGCATGTCGCCGTCCGAACGTGGGCCGTTCGACGTCACCCGCATCATTCCCGAGCTGGAGGCCTATCACGAGCGCCTCGCCGGCGTGACGATCGAGCGGCTTCCATATCGCGCGCTGATCGAGCGCTACGATCGCGACTACGTGTTGTTCTATCTCGACCCGCCTTACGTCGGCACGGAGCATTTCTATGGTGCCGACATGTTCGGCCGGGAAGATTTCGCGGAGCTGGCGGAAGCGCTGTCGGCGCTGAAAGGCCGCTTCATCATGACCTTGAACGATTGCGCCGATGCACGCGCGATCTTCAAGCCGTTTCGCATCCGCTCGGCCAAGTTGACCTACGGCATCCAGGGCGGCCAGCAGCCCGCGCGCGAGCTGATCATCAGCAACGGGTGATCGCATGAGCCGTCGCGGCATCATGATCGCGCTGATGTTTGGCCTGATCGTCTTCGGTTTCGCAGGATGCTGCGTGATGATGAGCTGCAAAAGCTGCTGGTGATACGATGAAAGAATTTGCGATAGCCTGGATCATCGTCGGCGCCGGCGGCGGCTTCGTGTGGTCGTGGACGGCATATTCCTTCCGCGCTGTCGTCGCCCGCGTCATCGTTGGCTGTCTCCTCGGCCCGGTTAGCTTTCTGATCGCGGCGGCGACACGCCGATGACGCCGCGTGAGCTCGCCATCTGCCAAGCGCTGAAAGACGTTTCCTTTCCGCCTGGCACAGCGAAGAAGCGCTTCGCGCGCGACATGATCTTCCACGCAGAGCACTACGCGGAAAAGCCGCTCACGGAAAAGCAGGCACGATATCTCACGGCGATCGCCTACACGTTTCGGCGGCAGATGCCGGCGCATCTCGCCTATCCAATTGTCGACGACGGGAGCGCGATGGCCGCGCGCGGATTCGAGGCAGTAGAGCCGAAGGCCGTTACTCGACGCATTCTGCCTGAAAAGGTCATTCGTCAATCGCGCCGCGTCCAGCAGCAGGCCATCGCGCAGAGACAGCTATGCCTGATCTGATCCTCGGCGGCGGCTTCACACCCGATGAATTCCTGCGCGTGCTGCAGCGCCGGCTCGACAATCCGATGCCGGAATATTCGTGGCTCGATATCTGGCAGCAGCAGCACCAGGCCGCGTTCACCGTGGCGAAGACGGCTGGCTACGATGTGCTGTCCGATATCGGCACGGCGCTCGACCAGGCGTTGGCGAACGGCATGACCTTCCAGGACTTCGCCGACAAGCTGACGCCGATCCTCGTCGACAAGGGATGGTGGGGACGCGGTCCGGCGTTCGATCCCGAAACCGGCGCCACCACGCTTGCGCAGCTTGGCAGTCCGCGCCGCCTGCAGATCATCTACGACACCAACATGCGCAACTCGTATGCGGCCGGCCGCTGGGCGAGCATCCAGCGCAACAAGGCCGATCGGCCATATCTCATGTACAACCACAATCCGAGTCTGCATCCGCGGCCAGAGCACGAGGCGTGGGACGGAACGACGTTGCCGGTCGACGATCCGTGGTGGGATACGCATTTCACACCGAACGGCTGGTTCTGCCATTGCACTACGATTTCCTTGTCGCAGGATCAGTACGATCGCATGCAAGGCGACCCTGCGTTTTCCTTCGCGGCGCCTCCGATCGAATATCGCGACTGGACCAACCCGCGCACCGGTGTGGTGACGCCCGTGCCGATCGGCATCGATCCCGGCTTCGCCTACAATCCGGGGCAGGCCTTCCTTGCGGCGCTGCAGGCGGCACAATAGCAAAGGTTAACGGCCGGCCCGGACACCATCCCTCGCGGGCAACCCCGTTAACTTGTATTAACGCCGGACCGACCCCCTAAATCTGGAAGGCCGCCAGAGGCCCTCGCGGGCCTTCGGAGGCCCTGGGATACCGGCCAGGGCCGCAATGCTCCTTAAATTGCCGCTTAAATGGCTCCTGTGGCCGATTCGACCCCGAGCCGAGGTGCCGATTTTCGCCTGACGGCCGTCCGGCTCTCCAAATGCCCCCCGAATTGGAGTATCGAGGAACCGGAGCGCGCCTCGTCCGGCCGCGCCGCCGTCGCTCTCCGCTGGCTCCGCGTGGGGGTGAAATCCTTCACCGTATGAAGCCCCGGCCGCCGCCGCCATGTTGCGGCCCTCATGAGCCGCAAACCACTCGACACTGCCCTGAAGGCCAGCTGCGCCGCACAGATCGTGCTCGGCGCCGATGGCACCGCGCCGAAATGGCTGCAGCTCATTCCGGCCGGCACATTCAACACCAACGATGGGCGCTCCTTCACGGTCGCCGATCCGCGCGCGGTGATCGCCGCGTCGAAAGCGGAAATCCACATCGACTACGACCACGGCACCGATACCGGCAAAAGTTCGCGCGCCGCTGGATGGTCGGAGGAGCTGAAGGACTCAGGCCCGAACGGCGAGCCTGGCATCTGGGCACGCATGCACTGGACGAAGTCCGGCGCCGCGGCGATCGCCGAGAAGGAGTTCCGCTTCATCTCGCCGACCTTCCTTCACGACAAGCAGAACGTCGTCACGAAAATTCTGCGAGCCGGTCTTCTCAACAATCCCGCAATCGACGAGCTGCCGGCGCTCGCTTCACAACAGGAGAATGATGAATTGGATCAGCTGAAACAGATCGCGTCCGCTCTCGGGCTTCCCGACACCGCGACGCTTTCCGATGTTCTCGCCGCCATCACCGCGCGCGCGAACACCAACGCTGCGATGTGCAAGAGCATCGGCGCCGTCGCCACGGCCGCTGGCCTCACCAAGAAGCCGGAAGAGATCGGCGACACCGAAGTGACCGCCATCTGCGCCAAGCTGAATGCGACTGCGTCCGCCGGCGATCAGCAGACGATCGCAACCTTGTCCGGCCAGGTGAGCGAGCTGCGCACGCGCATCCTCGAACTCACCGCGAAGGATCTGGCGAAGACGGCGGAGCAGAAGGTCTCCGACGCCATCGCCGCCGGCAAGCTCGCGCCCGCGCAGAAGGACGACGCGCTGGCGCTTTGCAAGTCCGATCCCGTCGCGTTCGACAAGTTTATCACGGGCGCACCGACGATCGTCACAACCGGTCGCTTGTCCCGCGAGGATACGCCGGCCGGGGAGCTGAGCGCCGAGGAGAAGGCGATCTGCGCGTCGATGGGCGTCAAGGAAGAGGATTTCAAGGCCGAGCTTAAGGCCAGAAAGGAACAGGGACTCTGATGTCTGCTTTGGCTGGGGCGAGACTGACGTCCGCGCGCGAGCGCACAAAACTCAACCTGGGCGTGGCGGCGGCCGTGCTGTGCTACGCCGGTGGCCTCGCGGTCCTGGATGCGAGCGGCAACGTAAAGCCGGGCGTGACGGCGACGGGGCTTCGCGGCCTCGGCCGCTTCAAGGACACCGCCGACAACTCGCTGGGCATCGCCGCGGCGATCAACGCCGACGTCGAGATCGGCGTCTTCCAGTATGGAAACTCCGCCGCTGGCGACGCCATCGCCCAGGCGCACATCGGCCGCGACTGCTACGTGGTCGATGACCAGACGGTCGCGCTGACGGATGGCGCCGGCACACGCAGCAAGGCCGGCACGGTCGCCGACGTCGACGCCAACGGCGTGTGGGTCGATTTCACCACCGGCCAGTCGCGCGGCAAGGTCTATCTGCCACTGCGCATCGACGACACGGTCGCAGCCGATGCGCGCGTCTACGGCATCGAAGCGCCGTGCGACGGCACCATCACCAACATCCGCGCCACCCTGGAGCGGCATGTCATCGTCGGCGCGGATGCCACGATCACCGGCAAGATTGGCGCCACGGCCATTACCGGCGGCGTCGTCACTGCGGCGCTGGCGGGCACCACGGTCGGCAACAGCTACGACGTGCAGCCGACCGCTGCGAACGTCGTCAAGCGCGGCGACCGGATCAATTTCACCGTCGGCGGCGGCAACACCGATGCGACTGCCTACATGCAGCTCGTCATCGAAATCACCCAGTAGGAGGGGCGTTCATGAAACCGGTTGTTGTTCGCGGATCGACAGTCCGCACTCTGGGGATCACGTTCTCCACGCGCTTTCAGGGCGCGCTGAAGAGCGCCGCGTCCCTCTACGGCAAGATTGCCACCGTCGTGCCGTCCGGCTCGCGCGAACAGGACTACGCCTGGCTGATGGACATGCCGAGCGTGCGCGAATGGATCGGCGATCGCGTGGCGCGTCAGCTCGGCGCCGGCGAATACACGATCAAGAACAAGTCGTGGGAGCTGACCATCAGCGTCGATCGCGACGACATCTCCGACGACAATCTCGGGCTCTATTCGACCAAGATCGATGTCATGGCCGACTCCACCGCGCGCCATGCCGACGAGCTGGCGTTCTCGACCCTGAAGAACGGCTTCACGCAGCTCTGCTACGACGGCCAGTACTTTTTCGACACCGACCATCCGATCAAGGCGGCCGACGGCAGCGACACCACCTTCGCCAACACCGATGGCGGCGGCGGCAATGGCTGGTTCCTCGCGGCCACGGGCGCCACGCTGAAGCCGATCATCTTCCAGACCCGCCAGGACTGGACGTTCGTCGCCCAGGATTCGCCGAACGCCGACGACAATTTCTGGCAGAAGAAAATCAACTACGGCGCCGACGCGCGCTACAATGTCGGCTACGGCATTCCGCAGCTGTGCTGGGGTTCCAAGCAGACCTGCGACGCGACGCATTACAACACGGCGCGACAATCACTGCTCGCCATGCCGCGCGACTTCGGCGGCAAGATCGCGCCGAGCGGCCTCACCCTGATCGTCGGCCCGAGCAATCTGGCGAACGCCGAGCAAATCCTCACGGCGCA